AATAATAATTGGAGGGCGAGATGCCGCTGCGGAAATTAAAGCGAAAGAAACTCCCACCGAAGGGGTCGCTAAGAAAGCAGCTCCAACGAAGCGGGCTGCTGCTAAAAAAGCTGCGCCAAAGAAGGCGGCAGCAAAGAAGGCCACCGCCAAGAAAGTAGCGCCTAAGAAGGCAGCGACTAAAACTAAAAAAGAAATACAAAAACAAGTTAAGGATCAGCAGCTTGAAGAAACTGTTGCAAGTCCTGCAGTTCGTGAAGAGTCGTCACGGCTTGAGTTTTACACCAGCAAGTTTAAAGAGACACCGAAAGCCACATTTGTAAATAAAGACGGCGACACAGAGTCTATATCTTTGGATGTAAACACTACTGAAGCCGATGATGCCAAGATACTTGACCTTCTAAAGACGCAGATTCCTGCACAACAAAGTAAGAAAAAAGGCACAGAGACAACTGAACGTGCTGAAGCAAGAGCAGCGCAGATATATTTCCGTAAGCAAGAAAATCCTAACGATGCCCTAGAGGTAATAGCGCACGAGATTTCGTTTGCTGACAAACAATTCCGCGCATCGAAAGACATGAGCGATGGAGAACGTGCGTACTTTGCAGAAACTGGATCAGAACGTGCGCGTATAGCGCTACGCTGGGTACGGAAAAACCTAGATGCAAACACAAACAAGTCTGTAGATAAATTACTAGAAATGCAGCAACAGTCTTTGGCAGACTCCGTGCGTAAAGAAAACACAAAAGTAGATTTTGTAGAGACTGAACGTAAGCAAGTAAAAGAACAAAAGCTCAAGGAGAAGCTGCTTGAGCAAGATGAGCGTCAACGTCGCAAACAAGCAGAAAACGAATATTTTGAATTTACTCAAGAAGACTTGGACCTGCTCCCTGATTACTTGCGCGAAGACGCTGTAGTTGGTCTCGATATACCCACTCATCCTGTAATTGGTAACTTGTTAAGACAAGGTAAGTTAGTAGAAGCGCTCCGGGCGCTACAAACTACGTCTCCTAGCTCACGCGTATCGCAGCTTGCGGGTGCATTGGCTAAAGTCACTGGCGATACTAAAGTAGAAGTTAAACAATTCGTCACTGACGAAGCTGGTAATTCTGTAGCTGGTAAGTTTGATCCTGTGACCAACACAATAACGCTAGACGCAGAAACTGGTATCACTCCGCATACACTTTTGCATGAGATGACACACGCTGCAACGTCACAGACATTGGCTAACAAGTCACACCCGCTGACTAAGCAACTCACCAAACTATTTAATGACGTGAAGGACTCGCTCGACACCGCGTATGGATCGCAGAGCGTAGACGAGTTTGTAGCAGAGGCATTTAGTAACCCTGAGTTTCAACGCACATTAGCGGGTATAAATATAAAAGGTGAGCCTATCAGCGCCCTGCAGAGGTTCTTTAACTCTGTAAGAAATATATTACGGCGTATAATGGGTATGCAGACTAAACCTGTAGATTCCGCATTGACTAGCGCAGATCAACTAATTGACGCCATGCTTGCTCCTGCACCGCAATCACGTTTTGCGGGTGAAATGTACATGATTAACGATATCATGGGCATGGTCAAAAACATGGCCGCAAAACAAAAAGTACCTGCTACAAAAAATGACAAGGTAACATTTACTGAAAAGGTCAAAGATTTTATTGATGGTAGAGGTATAAATAAAGCCAAAGAGTTTTTATTGTTTTCTCTACCCTTGCAGGCTGTAGTCGATCTCTCTGTAAAGTTTAAATTAGGCACTGCTGCTACAAAACTTCAAAAAGTTGTAGAGGAGCAGATAGGTGAAACTAATAAAGCTGACGAGCGTGTAGATGGCACATTAAAAGTAATGGGTAATTGGATAAAAACTAATCCTGAATTGAAAGAGACGCTAGATCGTGTGGTGTATAGAAGCACGATTGAGGGTGTTGATCCTAGTAAACCAGAGAGCGACTACAAAACTCCTGAACAACTAAAAGCATGGAAGGACATGCAACCTGATTGGCGTGCTTTATCTGCTAAAGGTGGCGATAAAATTTACGCAGAGATGCGTGACGCCTATAAAAAGATTTTTAATGATTTAAAAGCGGTGGTTGGCAAGCAAATAGATGACACCATTGCAGATCCCGCAGAACGTAAAAAATTACGGGAATCTGTATACGAAAAAATGTTTGATGGCAAAACTATCGAACCCTATTTCCCACTAACACGTAAAGGTGATTTGTGGATACGTTATGATGCGTTCAACGAAAGAACGCAAACCACTGAGCCTGTGTATGAATCCTTTGAAACTTATAACAGAAGAAGAGCGCGTCTTAAAGAGTTGGACGGAGACCCTAGATTACGTAGTGAACCTAAAGAATACGCTAACATAAAAAGCATTACGTTTGGAGACGCTCCGTCAGGGTCGTTTATGCGCGATGCCTTAGACATTCTCAAAGCAAATCAACCTAAAAACCCCACAAAAGAAGAAGCGGAGCGTTACGAACAACAGAAAGAGCAACTCATGCGGTTGTTCATACAAGCGTTGCCAGAAACATCTTTTGCCAAATCAATGCAAAAACGTGAAGGGTATGAGGGATACAATACAGACTCTATAGAAGCGTTTCGTGATAAGGCTTATGATCTATCTAGACAAGTCCAACGACTAAAATACAGTAACGAAATACGCGCAGTAGAAGATGAATTGCGCACCGCATGGAAAGCAACCAGTGCAGACCCCAACGTAGACAGTGAAAAAGCACAGTTGGTGTTAGATGAATTGTTAGAGCGTGCATCATTTGCTCGTAACCCACCTAATGATTTAAGAAATCAACTTGCGGCACAAGCCAATCGAATAGCGTTCCTTGGCACCATTGGATTTAACGTGTCTTCTGCAGTGGTAAACTTATCGCAAGTTCCGCTTATTATGATCCCGTTGTTGACTGGTAGATATAGAAGCAAGTTAGGGATCAAAGCGCCCACAAAGGCTTTAGGCCGTGCCATGGCTACGATTACTGGCAGTGGCTTTTCTCGTAAGCTGTCTAAAGTAGATGAGAAAAACATAGATGCTGGCGGTATGCCATCCATAGATAATTACTATGAAACATTAGAAAATGGTGAGCTTGTAGTTCGTCAGGATTTAGATATTCCTGACAAGAAACGTGAAATTTTAGAAAGATACAAGCCAGTTGTAAAAATGGCAGAAGCTCGCGGGCTGTTAAACAGGTCTTTGTTTTACGACACTTTGTCTTTAGATAAGGCAGGACGTAATAGAAACTTGTGGGAGACCACTAACGCATTTAGTGCTTTTGTATTTCATACAGCAGAACGTCTTAACAGGCAGGTAGCGTTGCTAGCTTCCTTTGATCTTGAGTTAGCACGTATGGAAAAAGATGGAGAAACAATTAATGATGCGGCTTTAGAACGTGCCGCAAGTTCCGCTGTATATCAAACCACAGAAATGAATGGGGGTGCCGCACTAGCAACCGCACCAAGAATATCTCAACAGGGTCTTGGTCGTGTAGCGATGATGTACAAGTCATATGGTATACAGATGTATTATACCTTATTTAAAACAGCAGATCGCGCTCTCAGGCGTATGGAAAATGACAAATACCCACCAGAAGTTGTAAAGGCCGCTAGAGATCAGTTTGTGGGCGTTGCCTTGTCTTCTGGATTGTTAGCAGGAGTGCAAGGTATGCCACTTGTGGGGGGCTTCCTCATGCTAGCTAACATGGTCTTCTACGATGATGACGAGCTGGATGCTGAAACTGTGCTACGCCAGCACATTAGCGAATTAGCTTATAAGGGACCACTCAATGCTATAACAGGTACAGACGTAGCATCACGTATTGGCTTGTCAAACCTGTTGTACCGTGAGAACCCGTATAGTCAAGGTGGTTCAGCAGCAGATCGCGCCATGGAACTTTTAGGTGGTCCCGCGTGGAGTGTAGCAACTCAATTTGGAAGAGGTATAAAGGAAGTTACATCTCCTAACGGTAACTTTGAACGTGGGGTTGAAACCATGATGCCCGCAGCGTTCCGTAATGTATATAAAGGACTATACAGATACCCGCGTGACGAAGGCATATTAACCAGACGCGGAGATGTCATACATGACGATATAACTGCAGGTGGTGCCTTGGCGCAAGCGATGGGCTTTGCCCCGACCGAATACACACTTAAACAAGAACAGAACCAACAAGTTAAACGTATTGAGCGAACCGTGGGTGAACGGCGGACCAAATTACTCAGAGAATATTATGTGGCATATAGGTTTGGAGATCATGTCGGCGTGCGCGAAGCGTTGAAAAAAATGCAAAAGTTTAGTAGAAGCCACCCAAGCGTAGCCATAACTCCTGACACAATCCAACGCTCCATGGCGCAGCATACGCGTACTTCTGCAACCATGCACAACGGAGTTACTCTCAACGCAAGGATGCGCGGAGTGCTACAAAACCATGTGGATGATTATTGGGGTTCGTCCTTCGGTTTTGCTGGAGATTAAAAAACCCCCCGCCGAAGCGAGGGGTAAAGTTAGGGAGAACGACAGTCGGAGGGATCTGTCCCTGACACATTATCATGTGATTCTCCAGACACGCAACCCCAATTTGGCATCCTCTATCGTAACCCTAGCTTCTATCCGCCAATCTCTTTCTGCAGTTATACGTTTGATCTGGCTCTGTGCTTCTTCAGTATTGATGCACGGGACAAAAATAGATGCGTTTATAACCATCTTATCCCAATCAACAACAACTCTGATCCCATCAGGATTTAAATCATCTGTCTTCAGAATACCCTGCGTCATCTAATGCCGATCTGGCTGCGCCTATGTCCGTAGGTTTGTGATAATATTTTTTGTAGTCTCTTTTTACCGCTTCTGGATCGTCGTCTGCAAAAGCATTGGGAGGTAGACTCTCACTAGCACGTTGACATGCCAGCTTTCTCGCTTCTTTTTCCCTGTTATATACCTGATCCATACCGAACACAGATGCTGATCCAAAGTTCTTACCTTCATATAAATTTCTATAGTGTCTCGCCATCTAGTTTCTCCACTGAACAATCAACAATGATTACATCCGTTGGGGGTAAGTTCATGTGTGTGCCTTTACTCAGCCGCATCTTAGACTTCTTGGCCCCCAGCTTTGTTTTAAGATCGTATATAAACGAGTTGTAATTTATCTGTTGTTCGCCACACCATGCCTTTAACGGCTTGGGTATGAGGTACGCACGTTTTAAATCTGTTTCGTAACGAGCAACCAACTTTCCTCTGGGTAGTGCCTCTGGAATAATAACCGACTCTGTGTCTGTATTCTGCTTGCGAAGATCGTCAGTGCTTTTAATCCACAGGACGTTACTCCAATGCTCATGGATATAATCGTTAAGCACCTCTTCTACACCAACGCTCATATCCTCGACTTGTCGCTTGTTCTCCTTTAGCTGTTCTACCCCCCACTTAAATACTTTCTTAGTATCATAATTCACAAGCCCTGCACGTTTTGCAAGTATAAGTCCTGTGACAGTGGCAGATACAAGCACAGACCAGAACCTGTTCTCAGCAGTCAGATTAGCTTGGGCGTCTACCTTGGCTTGTACTTTTACCAGTAGCTTCTTTGCGTCTTCTAAGTTGTTCATCAGGTATTGCACGTATTCAATACCAGCGTGACCGTAGTTGTCTTGTATCGCGGCAGAAAACTTGTCAGTCTCTTCTTTTGTCTCAAAGTGCATACGCTTAACACGGCACTCTAAAATGCGCTGTGCTTCTGCCTTGGGCATAGCCTTTATAATGCTTATGCGCTCGACAATACTGGTGTTGCCTGTGGTTACAGACAGCAGACTCCATGCCTCTCCCCGATGCCGCTCGGTATTGCTACCGCTAGCCATGCGTCCACGTTGTCTGCCGCCTGTAAGCTGATATGCAAGGTTACTTAGTTCCCTACCATGCGCGTTGGTCAACTCATCCATATATAACGGTATGTTATGATACACCTCACCTCTATTCATTTTTGTGTTATAGGTGTCGCGCTCTGTGGTTATCAAATCTTCGGGCTTACCCCACACAGATACCCCTGCTTCCATAGCTGTAGTTTTACCCACACCAGAGTCCTTGCTGTATATATGCAGAGCCGCACATTTAATTGGTAAAAACTGCATCAAAGGAGAACCAAAGGACGTGCCTACTACAAACTGGTGCAATTCAAACCCGTCACGGTTGTAAAAGTTTATTGTTTCTTTCCATTTTTCCATCGTGCCTCGCGGCTCAAAAGAAGCAAACAGCCCTGCAGTCTGTGTGGATGGCGGGTTGAACTCGACCTTGTCTTTGAACACTTCTTGATTACCAAGCACAAAAGAACTGCCACCTTCATCCGTCCAACCAAACTGTCTATGTGCCTGATCCGCAGTGCTGCTGGCTTGTAGTTCATTAACCCAAGTCGTTGTATAACTCATAAGCTCATCCATCTTTGTTACTGCCACACCTTGCATGGACATATGTTTACGGAACTCTTCTCTGGAAGTAGCCGCTGTCAAAGGTAGAGTAAACTCTCGTACCCCATCTCGCGGTAGGTGTAATCGCATTACAACAGCTTCACCCAGCTCCACGTCGCGTAGTCGTCTAACAACGTATAAGTCGTTATGGTATATTACCTTCTCATCAGGATCTCCATCGCTGTTAGTGGTCCTGATGTACACCCCGCCGTTTGCGCCACGGAAGTAGGGTCGCGGGTATTGAGGGATTACGTACTGGTTTATGGGGTTGTTCGGAAGGTTCTCTGCAGGGGCTTCGACAATGTTATCTTCCTCGGTAGCCTCGCGTATGCGCATACCTAACGAGATAGGTGATTTTATCTTGCCCCAGTTTGGACAATCCACACATATGCCCGACTCGTACTCGTCAAATGTATTACATAAATACGGACCTTTTATGAGGTCCACTTTCTTTTGTGTTATACTTGCACTGTAGTCAGGATGGTTTTTTGATATAGCATAAGCAGCTTCAACGCCATCAGCGCAGAACTTGGCTATGGATAGTCCCGCCCTCCACATAGGTTCGGTACAGTCCGCTTGATCTACAAGTATGTTGCGTAACTGCCTACACCCTTTGCCAGCCTGTGTCTTGCGTAGTATCTCACGAAACGTGCTTTCCACATTACTGTTAAGTGTTGTCGTGACTGCATTGTTACCGTTAGGCACGTACCGCTTTGGCACAGGCATGGGATCGTTGCCCAATAATTCTGAGAACGCATCAAAGTCCACAGGTTTTATTGTGGTCTCAAAAAAGAAGCCTACGGGGGCTGGTGGCGTGTCTTTGTGGTTGTGGGTGGTTGGTATGCGCAACACCCGCGCAGCGTCCGCCGTGACCGCAGGATCAGCCAATAAATTATGGTCTACGCACAGCTTCTTCAATCGCTCTGCTACGGGCAACCAATCATCTATAATCACTGAATCCTGCAAAGGCCAATAAACATGTACCCCGCGTCCAGAGTTTACCATAACAGGTTTAGGTAAAGATAACTTCTTACAGAATATCTTCAACGCACTAATTGCATCGGACTGTGTCGCATAGTCTTTGCTCGCGCCACAATCCAAATCAAGAAACATAGAACTTAAACGGTTTACATTATCAACTTTACGCGACCCTGCTTCACTGAATGTAGCTAGCGCGTAGTATGCGTCATAACCTTCTGCGTCCAAATTTTGCGCGGCATCTATAACCTGATCTATCGACTCGTAAAATTTTTGTACTCTACGGTCATCACTGGTGCGGGAAGCAAATACGCAGTAATACCCTTCGTCTGCCAACACCGCCTTTAAAAATATTTTCGTTTCCATAACTAACACCATAACCGAAAGACACTGCGGCAAGGGTGTCGGTACACACCCGTTTCAGCCTCGGCCTAGCCGCAGTATGGTATGGTGGTTTAGTCGTCCCAATCGTCCACGATAGAACTTAGATCGTCACTACCTTGCGCTGGTGCAGAAGGAGCGGCTTTCTTTGCCGTCTTTTTAGGCTCTTCTACTGGCGCTTCGGACACTTCGGCAAATGGATTATCGTCTGTGGTCGCTTCAAATCCATCTACTGCACTGAATGGTGAACGTTCCTCCATAGGCTTGAGGTCAATGACCTGCACTGCGTCTAACCTTAAAGATACTCCCGTACCCACTCCCCCACTATAAGGAGTAAACACGATAGCAATGTTAACCGTGCTTCCATTGGTCAGCAAGAAATCATCACCTAACTTTACACCTTTGGCATCGTATTGAGCAGGTTTGCGAGTGGCTTCTGCTCCGTACGCACCCTTCAACTTTGCTTTATGAGTAAATGACCCATCAGCATCTTTCTTAAAAGGCATAGGAAACTTATCAGGCCAGTCAGAATTTTCTGCTTGTCTTGCAGCATAAGCAGCTTTCATGTGCTTATACAGTTCTTTAGCTTGTGCCTCAGTCATACGGAACTGCAGTGTATACGCCGCACCATCATCAAACGCATCGCATGGTATTGAACGCCGCTCTGTGTTATCAAACTTGTAAGTGCGATTTATACGAGGCCACATTGCCTCTACATTGTTAATATTGTGCTTCATGCTCATAGTTTCAGACATATCATTCTCCCAATGTCTTATTGATCTTCGTCAAGTAATTCTAGTAGGTCAGCATCCTCGTCCGTTGCCACTTCTGGCTCCGCCACTGGCTCTACCGTAATCTCATCCTCATCGTTATTGATGTCGGGTGCAGTCTTCTTAGTCGTTAGTGCTTCCGATATATCAGGGATGCAAAATCTGTAGGTGTTGCCTACACGAATGTAGGTATCCTGCGGAATTTGATCCTGACGTACCCAAGCACGTATCGTAGATACAGAAACACTGAAGTGTTTTGCTACATCTTCAATGGGTACATACTTTGCTTCCATTACTTCTTCCTCACAGCTATAGAATATTCAGAGTCGATGTTTAAGCCCTCTGGCTTTGACTCGGGGTTCTCTTCCAGAAACTGTTTAAGGTTTGTTTGGTTAAGTCGTTTCTCTAACAACTCTGGCACCTGATGCTCAATTACAAACGCGTGCATCTTTTCCCAGTCGTTAGTCCAATACTTTTGTTTTACAGACCTGTAAAACAGCCCCTCGGAAGTTCTCACACTCTCGACATTATGCGCATTGCAATAGTCGAGTAGTCCTTGTTTGACTCTCTCTAATTGACGAGAGAGGACAGAATCCTTTTCTTTATAATCAGCCGACAACTTCGCCCGCTCTTCACGGATCTTAATGTAAATTTTAGTCAGCTTATCTGCGGTTATGTCACCCATACCGTTCTCCTTAGATATAGTGTTTCGTACAATCTAGTAGCGGTATGTGTGTTAGTCAAGTATTTCTTTATAAAGGTCGATCATTTTTGTGTGTACGTCTATTCTGTTGTCTAACAGTGTGTAAACACGTTTCTCTACAGCAGAACCGTGGAGTTGGACGACGGTGCATTTGTGTTTTTGTCCTGACCTGTGAACACGAGCGTTGGCTTGTGCATATGTCTCTAACGAACTGGTCGGCCCCCACCACACGACAGTGTTTGCCGCAGTAAGTGTGACGCCGTGAGCCGCAGCTTGAGGTTGTATGACAAGCACCCGTGGATTTGGCGTTTCTTGAAATGTTTTAAATATCTGTGTGCGGTTTGCTGCAGACACGTCACCCCTGATAATGTCAGTTGTGATGCCGTCTTTACGCAGTTTCTCTGTAAGAATATCAATCGTGTGCTTGAACGGCACGAATATCAAAACCTTCTGACTGGATTCGTCAATCACTTCTCGTAACACTTTGTAACGATGCGTGATGTCGAACTCCAACACATCGTTCTCGTCTGTGTACACAGCCCCTGCCGATATTTGTAGCAACTTACTCATCACCACGGCGGCATTGATTGCAGTAATCTGTTCGCCTGTGATCTGCATGACTAGCTTCTTGCGTAACTGTTCGTAGTATTTCTTTTGCTGGCGAGTAAGTTCTACCTCGCGCTTGACATAAACCATGGGTGGTAGGTCAAGACACTCGTCTTTCGTAAAACGTATGGCTGGTTGTAGTGCGCGAAACACTGTATCAGTGGCGTTCTCTTTGGGTATCCATTTAAAGTTCGTTATCTTGACCATGATCTGATCGCGGAAAGAACCAAAGAACCGTGGCACTGCTGTGGGGTTTATCAACTTTGCCAACCCATAGGCATCCAATGGACTCTGTGCGGCTGGAGTGCCTGTCATCATCCACAGCCATGTATTCGCACCGACTAATTTGTTCAGCGTCTTCCATCGGTTGGTCTGGGCGTTCTTATAGTGTGTAGCCTCGTCCACAATAATCAGATCAAACCCACCTGCCGCTATCTCATCCTTCACGATAGCCAGACCGTCATAGTTTATGATGACGTACTCGGCACCCTGCGCGATTATCTCCTTGCGTTTTTTGCTGCTACCATGGGCCACGTCAACACGGCGGTGAGGCGCAAATGTAAACAAGTCATCACGCCATGCGCTATCCATGATCGAGAGCGGGCAGATAACTAACACACGATTGATTATCTTTTTGTTAAGCAAAAAGTCGGACGCCCATATAGCACTGGCGGTTTTGCCAGTGCCTTGCTCGTTAAAGCAGAAGGCTTTCCTGTTTAGTGTAAGAAATGCAGATGTTGTTTTCTGATGCGCGAAAGGCTCATAGCTGCCTGTCCAGCGATACTGTTTTTCTATAGGTGATGGAGCTTGGATGTTTAGGTTTTTGAGTACCTGTGTTTCGTCCACACCCCACTTGACCACAACCTTGTTATCAGACAAGGCTTTGCTCTTTGGTATTACTTCCGTCACTTGTTGCGGGTTACGCAAACGTAACAACAACGCCCGTCCGTTTTGAATTATCTCCACTATGTTCTCCTTGTTAGTGAATCACTAACCTTTTTTCTTTTTGTAGTTGCGGCTGCGGTTTTTCTTTGGGCTTTCCAGCCGTGTACCGTCTTTGTTTTTACCGCCCTTGGATAGTGCCTTCTTGTGACTTACGTCTTTGCCTTTGCGGCTTACACCTTTTTTGTCGTAAGCACGTCTGGCACGTTGCCGTTCCATTCTATCTGGGTGTTCACCCCGCTCTTTTTGTTTCTTGTATTCTTTCTTGTATGGTCTTGGTGATTTTGTGTATGGCATCTAGTTGCTCCCGTTGTGAACACACTCCAGAACAACACAGTGTCGGCGGCATAACCCACTGGGATGGGCGTTCCATACGTTCTTTTCATGTGCAGTCTCCATGCGCTTGTAGTTGCTCAACCACTTACCCCAAAGAACTGGCATCCCATCGCGGTGGTAAGTGTCCTTAACAAGGTCTCTGGATATAACAAACAGCAGCCCTGCCATCACCTTTGTGACTTTGGGAAAGTGCTTGAACGTGGCTAGTGCCATCAACTCTAGTTGACCCTTGTCCGCATACTTGGCTGATTTACTGGTCTTGTAGTCCACCACCCTAGCAGTATCACCATCCATGATAACCAGATCAGCAATGCCGCGCCACCAAACTTTTTTGTCAAAGAAACCACAAGGCTCTAAATCCTCTGTGAGTCCCATCTTTATCTCACATAACTTGTTACCACGCTTTGCCTTGAGGCTATCCAACGTGTCCTGTGCAAACTTGAAGTTGTCGGGCAGGGGCGTTCCATCTCGTACGTATTCTTCTGCGGCAAGATGAAACGCCGTGCCATACGACATGGCATCGGTCTCAGGCTCGGTATAGTCCTTGGCGATCTTGAGGTGGTAGAACTTCTTGGGGCATTGCTCAAACGCCTTAATCCTACTAAATGACCACGGCTTTATACTCACCCCTCAATCTCTTCCAACTGCTCCTGTATAATAGAAGTGGCTGAGTTCCAACCACTACGATACCCTTGTTCAAACAAATTTTTTGGCACTACACCATACTTTTCGTTCATGTCTTGTATTTTTACTAAATCATCAGGGGCTACTTCTCCTATATGATTTAACAATTTAATCCACTCATCATTTACATCTTTATTAACGTCATCAATCATTCACAGTCTCCATAAGATTTGCCAGTACCAGACTCGCAGTTAATAGGCAGACCCTCTGCCCAATCGGGTATCCACCGCATACACTGTTCAATGTACGCTTGTGCCTCACCCACTTCTTCGTCACGAACACAGCACACAACAGAGTCATGCACTGTTAATACTACGCGATGTTTCTTAGCTATCTTTAGCATTTGTTCACCAATGATGCAACGCGCTATGGCTTGGCACACGTTCTCTATGACCTTGCCGCCATAGATACGGTTGCGCCCCCTGCGTGTTTTGTAGTGAAACTCTGTGCCTTTTTCTGTGGTATCAAACCCAAGATCGTCATAGCGCAACAGCAGTCCAGACGGTAGGCGTATGGCACTATCGCGTGGACTTACCTCAAGCACACTGCCGCAACCCAATGACGTATTGTCACCTCTGGACAGGGCCACGAGGGCTTGTTGTGCGTCACGCCATAACTTGTTTATTTTCCAATTAGCTTCGCGGTAGATGCTGATGACCCGCCGTGCTTCATCTAGTTCCATATCAAAACCAAAGTTCTTGAGTTGCGCTTGGAACTTGAGTGCGCCCATACCGTAGCCAGCACCAAGGATTGTGGTCTTACCAACGAACCGTTGATCTTTGGTAACGTCGGACTCTTGTACACCATAGATACGTGATGCCATCTTTACATATACATCTTCACCAGCTCTGAACGCGTGCGTAAGATCGTCCTGTTCTGCAAGCCACGCCAGCACTCGCGCTTCGATCTGTGCCGAGTCTGCGTCTACCAGCGTGTACCCGGGAGGCGCAATGATACTACGCTTTAACTTCTTACCATTTAAACCACGGCTGGGCAGGTTCTGCAGGTTGATCTTGTCGTCACCACCCCACCTACCAGTATGCGCGGCGTAATACCTGACAGGCACAGGCAACGTGCCTCGCTTGGCTATGTCGATAAAGCGTTGTGTCCGTGTCTCTTCCAATGTGGATTTTGTGCCGAGCCTTGCTGCTACCAACGCTTGCACCTGTGGGTTCTCATGGTCTGCCAGTGCCTTGAACTCTTCGTCCGACTTGGCAAACGCAAATGTTTCTTTTTCGGTTGTAGGGCTGATCTTCATGGGTGGCTCAACGCCGAGCGACTTGAGCAACTCCGCAAACTTTGGGTTGCTCATCAAATCTTCTTTGACCACTCCGGCACTCTCCAACAACTCATCCTTACGGTCACGTGTTTCTGTGAGATGCTGTTCTAGTAGGCCCAGATCTAAGTCCAACACTGGCTGTACAAACATACGCAGTGTCAGGTCTATGAGTTTAAGTTCCTGACGAGGAAAGCCCTTCGCCATGATAGTGAATAGTTTATAGGTAAGGTCAACGTCATTGACGCAGTAATCGCCGTACTGTGCTAGTTCAACCTCCGTAAAGTCCTCTCGCCTCTTGCCGAGTGCCTGTATGACCTCCGTTCCCTTGACACCAACACCATACTTTTCACTAACCGCCCTGAGACTTGCGCTAGTTTCAACCCCATGTATAGCGCGGGCAATGCACATAGTATCGGCATACACGCGAGGGCGAATATTATACCGCCAGTTAAGAATAGCACCATCGAACATGGTGTTATGACAAAGTAACATAGCATCCGACCAATCGAATGATTGAAGATACTCCTTAATCTGTTCATGTGTACCACTAGCCCACTCCGTCTCTCCGCTATTTACTTTGATACCTACGCCGATCACCTCAAAACGAGGATCACGGACGTAGGCTTCAGTGGTTAGTTTCGACAGGGAAAACTCCCTGTCGTAGTAGGTTTCAAAGTCGAGGGTGATTAAGTCCATTACTCCTCTGACTCCCCATGCACAAGTTCTGCCGCCAACGCCATGTAACCAGACGCATCGCGGAAGTTCTCTATACTTGGGTTCTGGTGTGATCTGGCAATCTTCAAGAGTGCCAACATAACGGGTACTTGTTCGGGCTGTATGTCATAACCTGTGTAGCCGTACCAGAGTTTAGAAGTCAGATAGGCGTTAGCCCAGAACTCTCCGTGTTCTTCTTCTCTGTCACCAGTCACCAACTCTTCTGCCTCTTGCAAGACCCTAGTGCGCACCCTCTCTTCGGGTTGTGCGGCTGGCTGGTTCTCCAACGCATAGGTATTGTAAGTGTTACCGGAGTGATCCTTGAAGGTCTCTGTGATAACAGGTTTTACGTTGAGGTTTTGTGCTTCTTGCTCGAACACCTCTACTGGTGTGCCACGATTGGCTCGTATGCTGTACACATACTTCTCACTGCACCCACAAACTTTCGCTACGTTTTTGACTTTCGCTAGCGGGTGATCTGCGAGATATTTAGCTACCTTTTCATACTTTGTCTTTTTTGTTCGTGCCATGATGTTCTCCCATAGGCCATAGTGGTAATTCCAACTGGTTCGGGTCTTTGTGTTTTTGTATACCCACGCCAGACATTGTTAAGTTACACGTTCTGCACACGACAGTCTCCGTGCTGTAATCTATTCTAGTTCTGCATCGGGGGCATTGACCCAAGTCAATACGCGCTTGGAAAGTACCGTCCCCACATTCAATCATCCTTCTTCTCCTTCTCTTGTTTTAACGATACCGATAGTGCTAAGTGAAAGTGTTGCACTGCGGCCTTCAACTGGTTCATGTCAAACTCTGCTTGTGCAATCTTACCGTTGAGGTTCTTGATCTGGTTGACAGCGTACTTCTGATCGTCTTTCAACTCGTCGAACAAATACTCGTTGCCATCTATCTGTAACTTGTCACCAGTCATTACTCTATCGTCACTCATCTTCTTCCTCCTCCTCGTAGGTGTTGATGATTGGCATACGCCACTTTGGAATAGGCTTTAACTTCTTCGACTTCTTAAAGTACATCTGCCCCTGCATATACCCACGCATACCTGTGCCGTGATGCGGCATGTGCTTTCCGCAGTCCGAACAGATAAATTCGGTCTGCCCATATTGTGCAAGCATTACTTCGCCAACATCTTTTGGTGGGCTTCCACAATGTACACATACATCACCATGCCATGTGAGCGTGCCTGTGAGTGGGTCTTCCTCTATCAAGTTAGTGTTTGATATGTCATGGGGAGATGCACGAAAATGATGCTGTTCTTCGATGCCGTGGTCCAGACCGTTGTAATACATCCACCCACCGTCAATAGCAGACGGTGCTTCGCGTGTACCTAGCTTTGCGCCAGCGGCTGACAACTGACCAAGAACATGCGGCGCAATATGTCCAGTGCCACCGCCTGTGAACCTGTTTATTTTTGGTAATCTGCTCAATGCGGCCTGTTCGCGTTCCTTGTCTTTCTTGCGAACAGCGTGTTGCGTATCGCGTTCTAATTCACGCAATGCAAAAATCGGTGAGTGGACAGGCAAATCGTTATTTGGTTTTTTCTTCTTTTTCTTAGTGCCTATGGGCTTTCCTCGTCTGCCGTACTCTGCCAGAACTTCTTTACGCCGTTTTGATATCGCCATCATCATCTCCGTTGGGTGGGGGGAAGCGCCCCAACAACAGCCACGCTCCCCCCTGCAAGATCACCACCCCCTTGAAAGGTAAACTTAGGGCGGCTCTTACTGCAGTGGTTAATTACGGCACTCACTGCTTACCGTCCAAACGGTATCGTGTTGAGGCTTTGTGCTACCTCACCGACATTGGTCTCGTTTATGACTAATGCGAGACCACCCTGTTTGGATATATTATCCAAGGCTAACTGCTGTAGTGGTGTGGGCTTGTTCTTTCCAGCCTTACACTCAATGCCAAAGAAAGTTCCCTGATAACATCCTACTATGTCTGGCACACCGCTGGTGCCGTAGCCACCTGTCACTGGATAGAAGTAGTACGCACCCAAGTCCTTGAGGACTGCCACCACCTTCTTCTTTACTTTCGCTTCGGGCGTCATTGCCATCTGCATCTCCGTAAAAACTGGTATCAACGAGAGGCAGTTTGACCCGCCTCTCGCCTGTGTTTTTTCATTTATGTTAGTGCTTCACTAACATCTTCAATGTTTGGGCTAAGTGAACTAACATCTACACCGTCACCAGTGGGGTATCCGTAGTTATCTAGTGACCACTCGTAGCTATCTACCTCACCGTTGTACAACGCGACACAAAAGTTCATCTCCCATCCTTCCTTGCCACATATCCAGAACGTATACTTGTCTATACGCTGACCCACGTCCTCAATCTCCTGCGTGGGTGGTTTAGGATCGACCATCATCAACAACGCAATCCGTTCTTGCACCCACTGGGGTAAATCTTCTACAGTAAGGTAAGTGCCTTCCAGTTCGTTGTCAACCCTATCCATGCCTATACATGCTACTTGGACAGTATTTGTATCGGGCTGTATCGAAACACGGTATAACGTGTCATGATCTAACGACATAGAACACACTCTCGTCTGCGCGGTAGCCAACATCATCAACGTATGTGTCGCTCTCCACCATGTTCAGCATAGCCAGCTTGCCCATAATATCCTCTGGCAGATCATCAGTGTAACGCTGAAAATCCTCGGACACTTTTGCGTTATACTTGTTAGTGTGTATGTCATCTATCATACACACATCGAATGTCTGCTTGCCAAACTTCTCAAACACACGAACAAAGTAACAATGTATGGGCTTGTCTTTGAGTGCCTTGTACTCATCAAGCAAACTGAACATGGTAGTCAACTCAGCACCAAACGAAGCGTCAACGAACTCATGTCCTGTGTCCATAAGATTACGCAACTCGGTCAACATCTTGTTGGAATGATTGCTCTCATGGTCAAACAACTTACGCATTGCGTTGCGATACTCTGAACCAGCACTACCCTCACTATCCTTGGCCTTGTTTGTCACGCCACCAAGATGCGCTCTCGCTATCTCACGTGGTGAGAAGTTACGGAGAAAACGCTTGGCGTTGCGTATGGCCGTGGCGATATTGATCGTCATCTTCATGTAATGCTGGTCTTGATATGTGGCGTACTTGTCGTTGGTGATTGTGCGAGACGCGACCATATACATAGCGTCACCAACAACCTCGGTGCGAAAGTCACCATGCCCGATATACCCCATGGGGTATGGCTCGTCAGGATAATACACCCACGCCTTGTTACCACCGCTGTACACCACGAACTCGACGCCACGAAACGCCTCACGCACTTTCTGCATGAGTAGTGACAGTCCACTGTTCGGTGCCATGGTGTTGCCGTTGTTCTCTTTGAGCAACACGCTCACGGTTACGTCATTAAAGTCCTTTGCCATCTTCTTACCCTTTCACTGTCTTGGTGAAACCACACTGCTTGTTGATCCACCTGTTGTATTCTGCCCTAACTACTTTTACGTCATTGTCTGACTGGATGTTACGAATAGTACCATAACTTGACACAAAGTCAACAGCCATGGCTAGACGTAGCGGATGGTCTTGTTTGGTGATGACCTGTCGCATGATCTCGGGTGTCATCGGGTTCCAGTACCCTCCACCTGTTGCCTCACGCACTTGCCGCTTCATCTCACTGCAATACTGCCAGTCATCGACTTGGAGCATGGGAGCCATGGCACTGATCCACGCAAGGTAACTTGCCATAGCGTCTTTGTACTTGGCCTTCTGCTTCTTGTTGACCAAGGTACGAGACGGCTTGGGTGCATCCTTCTCGTCACCAACAAGCGTAAACTTGTTACCGTGATCTTCACGAAGGAACGTCAGCGCTGATCCATCATCGGTTGCCCGCATCCATGAGTTCCATGCACCATGTGTTTTTCTAGTATACACATTACGTGGCACATACATACACTTGGGCAGATAGTATCCGTTGACGTACTGCTTGCCGTTTCTGATATGCCACGACATACCGCG